ATGCACAACTCCCCCATTTTTAACATTTCCCAACACATTTTTAACAGTCGCCAACATAGTTTGGCACGCTTTTTGCATAGGCCGCGCCAAACCTCCACGAAGAAACAAAAAAAATAGCGTACCAAAATAGTTTGGCACGCTATTTGCATAGGCCTCTAATCTATAAATACACCGCTTTGCAATAAATTAACAATTTCGGTGTACTCGCTTTTCGGCACGTTGTCTATATCATTATTTACAATCTCATCAAATTTGTAAAAACCTTTTGCACATTGCGAAAGTACAACCTTTTTGTAGTCATTGCCGCGTCCACCGCTGTACTCATTTGTAAAGTAATTCAGCCGCACAAACGGCTCAAGTCCATACAAATTTTGTGCGTCCCACCTGTCACTACCTATTACGCTTGTGTCGTAAGTCGTGTAAAGTACATCCGTATTAGGTTGTACGTTATGCAATTGTATAGGTAAATCGTTATTATCCAATAATTTACAAACCCCGTCACCGCTAATTACATTTATATCGTACACCAATTTTACAGATTTACCGACATAATCAGAAGACAAACTAACAATACCCACGAACGGCAAAAATACCTCGATTATCATATTTTTGTCAAGTGTGGTATTATCTTTGCGCGGTATTGTGATACTACCGAAGTCAAGCGTTATTATATCCTTTTCGGGTAACTCTGCGTTTATTTCTGTGTCGTAGTTGCCGCATTTTATTCGGTCCGTGCCTTTAGTAGGTATGTTCGTATAAATACGCTTAATGCGGTTAATATATTCGCTCAAATCTTGCTCGTAAGTTATAAAAGTGCCGCTTTCTGTGAAGTACCGTTTTTTACTAAAAGCGTCAAGGTTATCCAACGTAACTACATACACATTTATAGACCCATAGTTTTTAATGGTCGGTGTTACCTCAACTTGCGCCCCTCCACGAAATTCGATGTACTCAGTTTTGGGGCATTCGGTTGCGATGTCAAGTGTAACACTACCTTGCTTTTTATCCTCGCTAATAGTGAAACGTTTGTATTGTACACCTCCAAAATCGTCCGTGTATCTTATTTCGGGGGGGTCGGTCTCGCTTGTAAACTTGCTACCCTCATTTGCTTGTATTGTAACGTTTACTTTGTCGGTCGGGGTGTAATATGTGGGTATATTTTCGGCATTACAATTATATAGGGTATTTTTAACGGGTATGGCCTTAATATAAGTACCATTAATAACCACGGACACAGAAGTATCTACATTTGTTATTGCTATGGTTGCGGTGTCGCTGCTTTGTATGGTCATATCCTCGGTATGTGAGACACCGCTTGTATCTGTGTAGGTAACGTTGGCCGCTCGTATAACATAGTCGCTGTTTGTACCTTTTAGTGTTATGTTGAAAGTGCCATTATCGTAGATATATGTAGCGTTTGTGCCGTCTATGTTATTTGTTATTGTAATCGTTGGCGTACTCTCGGCAACCTCCCCGTTAAGTGTAAAAGCACTATTTTTTGCAGCGTCATCTATGGTAAAAGTAGCCTTGCTTTTGTCAGTGCTTACTACCCCGTTAGCGGTCGAAGTACCGCCAAAGCTATCAGTGTACACACAAGTAGGCGCAACATTGAATTGATACCCCGTATCAGCGGTAACTACAATGGTATGTACGCCACCGCTCGCTCTATACGTATAGGTAGTGTTTACTATATTGTTTGTTATCGTTGGTTCTGCGGGGGCGTCGGGGTCTACCTTAGTTGCACCCGTTAAACGTATATTTGTACCGCTAACACCGCTAAAGTTACACGTTTTTAGGTCTGTAGATACTTTGCCCTTAATACTGCCCCCTCCAAAATCATCATCAAAACGGGCGCGAGGTGTAGTTGCGGTATCAAACAAAAAACCCGTGTCAGCGGTGCTTATGATATTATACGCACCCACACTCTCAGTATATGTAAATGTAGTGTGCGGTATTTGGTTTGTTATTATATCTGCCATACTATTTATTGCCTTTGAGTGTTACCATTATAATACTACCCTCTTTGTCAAATAGTTGTGAGTTTGGAAAGTGTAAAATATCAGTTTGCGGAAAAACGTTGAACACGTTACTATTTACTGACAAATCTCGGTTTGCGTTGTCGCTCTCCACAATTAGGGCCGTACTTTGTAGTATTACATCTTTGTACGTCTGTAGTACATCAAGCGACAAAGTAAGTAAATACGTTTGCCCTCCTAAATACCTAAAGTTGTCTACAAAGTAGTACTTTCCGAAATCCTCAATGTACACGTAATTAAACCCATACATATTAGGGGGCATTTGTATTTTTAGCGTTGGATTATGTACGTTAAGTTCGGGACGCAAAGCAACGTTAATTGTACCCAATTGTGTAAGTGCTTTGTTTATGGTGTTAGGTTGTCCCTTATAGTTATATAATATCATAGCGTTAAATTAAAAAAGGTGATGTATATTACACCACCTTAATACAACAATATTAACTAATTAAGCAACAAAGAAAACTACAAAGTTTTCGTTAGTATCATTGTAGTAGCCTGCATCAAACTTGTAGTAATTGTTGAAGAACTCGGCTTTTGCATTATAGTTAGTAGTTACGCGTCGGTTGAGGTTACAAACGCCTAACGCGTCCCTATCAAACATAACACCTAATACGCCGCTAATATCAACTGGTTTTCCTCCCGTCTCCTTGATTGTTATGTGTGCTGTGCTTGCAAAGTCGTACTTAGTACCGCTACCCTGCCAAAATGGGACACTTTCCGCGTTAGGTAAAAGTACCTGCTCTTTGTTGTACGTATCGCTGTACAAGTAAGCACGCGCGGCCTTTTCAAAGTCTGACAACAATACAACGTGCAAGTTTTCGCGCGGTGTAAAGCGTGGCTTACCTCCAATGTTGAATACGTTTGAAATGCTTGCAAGTCTATCAGTGTACAAACCAATCGTGTAACTTGCAAACTTGATAAAATCGGGGTCTGTCAGTGCCTTTGCAGCGGTCAAAGTAGTACCTTTGTTATCGTTGTACAACTTTAGCAAGTTAACGCAACGCGCTGTACTTGCACTTGTGTAGTCGGGTGATTCACCACCAAAGGCCGATTTATCAGCTATTAAAGTTTGCGCTATCATGTTATTGATAGTACGCATTATTAACGCGTCCGTCTTAATGGTTATAGACTTTTCGACCGCGTTGTATATCATCGACAAAAATGCGTTTAGTTGCTCAGAGCTGCTGAATGACTCTTTAACTTGTCGCTCGGTTATAGAAACGGGTACCTCGAAAGTTACCTTAGAATTAAAGAACTTTGCCGTAACTTGCGGCTTGTGGAATACATCTTGCGAGTAGTCAGTACCGTCCGTTAGCTCCCAACTTTTATTCTCTTCGGCTTCTGGTAAGTCCGCGCTAATCTTTTCCAGGACGCTTCCGAACTCCCACGCGTCCATAAGTACAGACGGAATTTTACCTGCGTAGGGGCGATTGACAAAAACCACTTTGCCAATGTGGTTAACAAGTGATTTTACGTAATTGTCCACTGCATTTTGGTTAAAGACTTCGTTTCCGAGGTCGACCAACCCAGTTAAATCCTCTTTAACAAGTTCCGATTTTCCCAAAACCTCTTGTGATACGGAATTTATCAGATTGTAAATTTGTTTTACTTGCATATCAATAAATTAATTTAGTTATATCATTTATAATTGCAAAAATAATGCTTTTGCGCCAATTTTGCAAATTAAATTCAATTTCTTTTTTTAACTCGTCCGTTACTGATTTATTACCCAATCCTACAACCTTTTGTGTACTCGTCACGTTATTAGTACGTGTATTGTCGTATGTGGTACTATCTTTGTCATACTCCACAAAATCAGTTGCGTTGTATGGTTTGTTAGACGCTACATTTGTATTGTTATTGTTGGCGTTTTCCGTGATATTGTCTTCGCGCGTTGTCTGCTGCTGTACTGGGTTAAGTACATCATATTGCGCATTGTAGGCACTCGCCACGCGTACCCAATTGTTAACACTCAACGCAATGATATTTTTTATATACTCGTTTGCGTTTGCTTGTGTTATGGTGTTTACGACCTCGCGCTCGCTGTAGTTGAGTAGTACCAACGTATCAAGTCCCACGCTATCCATTTCGCCAAATATTGCATTGTATTCCGTGGGGAAATTATCCTTGAACACCTCCGTAAATAGGCCGTGTTTAGGGTCGGGGTATAGGTCAATTATTTTCATTTTCTTCTTCCTTTTCTTCGTCCGTTTCGGTTTCGGTTTCCGTTTCGTTGTCCGTTTCGGTGTCCGTTTCGGTGTCCGTTTCGGTGTCCGTTTCGGTTTCTGTTTCGGTTTTATTTTCTTCTTTGCGAATGGCCCAACTGCTTGCAAGTTCAACACTTATGTTTGTGCCAAACATAGCGTTTATCTTTTCTACTGCCTTTTTGCGCTCTTGTAGCATATTATCAACGTAGGGGTTTAGGGCGTCCACATTCATTTGCACTTCGGACGTGTTCAACCGCTCGCGCTTTAGGTTGTAGTTGGCATTCAACCCAATTTCGTTAAAGGCCGACGCCTTGAAGTATTGTAATAACTCAATGAGTTGCGTTATTTGGTTGGCGCTCTGCGTGGATATACTTTGCAAGTTGACGCCCTTAAAAAATGCGTTTTCACCAATTACGGAAAAATCGCCCTGCAAAATCTTTGTTATGAAATCGTCAGCGCTTTGTTTGGTCTTGTCATCGCTCGCACTTATTAACATAGTAATGCGAGAGAGTACCGAACATGTATTTAAAGACAAAAGCGTGTCACTACACAACACACCATATTTGCCAAAGATTGGCAAAAGGCTATTTGCTCCACTATCGTTTTTAATTAGTACGCCCTCAACGCCTATTTTGTACGACTTGTTTAGTTGCAAATATGGGTTACTTACAATGTATTCTGTCGCCTCATTGTACGCGTTGGGAGTACCTCCAAAGCCGCCAGTAAAAGCGTACATTTTGCCGTCTACCTCAGTTACAAAAACATTTCCGTTTGTCTGCAAAAGGTTTTCGAGATTGCTTTGTGGTAATGTTTCGGGCAAACCTTTATACACAAACATTGCCTGCGTTATAGCCAACATTTTTTTAATGTAGCCATTTACGCTTTTATCTTTGTTTTTTATTTGCTCTTGATACTTTATGTATAAGTTATCCTTCTTTGCCATTTGTCAAAGTTTTTATAAGGGTGCTTAACTCACTTAGTACTTTGGTGTTATCCTCCAAAGTTGTACGTAAATTGTCGGTCTCCTCTTTGTGCTGCTCGTCGTGCTTTGTCATGTAGTAAAATACTATGAGACACATCGCGATAGGAAAACCAACGTTTGAAATCATTTGTGTAACTTGTGTAATATCCATTTTGTAAGGTTTTATTACTGCAAATGTACATAAATTATTTTATACTTACAATGTTAGTTTTTGCAGAAGTCATTAAATAATTTCGTACAATTTCGCCAACCTCATTATTTTGGTAAAATACTTTGTCAGTGGCAAAGTACCGCGCAACTTGACTCTCTAAGTACGTTGCACTACTTATTAACTTGCGCTTGTAGTTTGGTTTTCCGTTCATTTGTAGGCTGTATATTAGTGAGTTTTCGGGGTCTTTTATAGGGGTTGTCTTTGCGTGTATGTATGTAAAGTTTTCGTTTCCGTGCTGAATTATGTTGCCTTGCAAAATGTAATCGTTAAAAACAATGTAATACACAAATAGCACGTCATTTGGTTTGTACTTCGTTGGCAAATGTGGATAGGCCGCCATTTCCCATTTGCCCCCTGTTATCATTTCAAGATTTTGGTTATCAAAGCAAAAATACTTATTACTTGCTTTTTGTTTAACAATGTTACTGCAATACTCCACCGCTACTACTGCTCCATGCTGCCCAAACTTGTATATGTCAATCGTGCCTTGCTCCATGTTAGTTACTTGCTTCAAGCCCATCTCCGTAAAGTAGGGGCAAAACTTGTTTATTGTGTTACCAAGCATAAATACTTTAACGTTGTCGCGCTGTCTTATTATGGTGCTTAACAAGTTCATATACAACATAAACTCATCAGGTAGGTAATACCTACGAGTTAAAAACTCATCAAAAACTATTGTTGTAACATTGGGGTAACTGCTACTTTTTTCGTGCTCTTGCTCTGACAGACAAAAGCCATAGCAAAAAGGTGTAGTTTGTGGTACGTACTTCTTCTTTTCTGGGTCGTACTTTGCAAGATACCATTTGCCGCCTATATAAAAAACAGAGTTAAACTCTCCCTTTGTTATCTCTTCTATATAGCCATTGGCTACATGGTTAGCAAACAGATTTTCAGCGCGTTTGCCGCGTAAATCCTCGCGCCAACGTCTTATATATGCCATTTGCTCGCCTGTTTGTATGTAACGTTTAATACCATACGCCAAAGTAGCGTATGTTTTGCCGTTTGAGCGTTCGCCAAATATTATGTTATAATCTGCCTTTTTGTTTAGGATATTGGCGAGGGAGTAAAATTTTATCGTTTCTTTTTTCGTGGTTTCTTTCTTCATTGTTTTAATTTTTAATTGTTTGAATTGTTCCACGTGGAACATTTTTAATCTTTTAGTTTTATACCCTTTAGGTAATTAAGGTACATTACACTCAAAGATAGGTTGTAACTTGTTGGCTCTAAATGTACACCCGTGTTTTCGGCAAATGTACACTTTTTACCTTGATAGTCGGTAACTTCACCCGTTATTTTGTAGTCTATGTACGTATGTATGTTTTTGCCCGTTGCTTCGCACGGAAACTCAAGATAATTCGTAAATGCGTTAAATATGTTGTCACCATACTTTTTACATAGGTATGGTATTGCAGCCTTTTTGTTTACACCGCTAATTGTCAAACTATATTCATAACTTTTGCCTCCTACGTTTAGCGCGTTTTCTTCTTGTATCATATAGCGCTTTGCTCCCAACGTCTTAAAACGTTTATATGTACCTTCGTAGTCCCAAACGCCTAATGTTTTAGTAACTCCCTTAATGGTTTCGGGTTCGCATTTGGCAAAGTCGATGTTATGATGTTTACACGCGGCATTTAATTTGTTATACACTACATTGTTATACATATCAAAATACCTTTTGTGTGCTGCTGCGTTACGGAGTTTAATGCTGTCAGTATCGCTATAAATGTAATCTTGCTTTGCTTCGTAGATTGCAGTAAATAAATTGCGCCTTGCGTAGGCAGTCACAAAAACACCCCACGGGTAAAACAAAAAGCGGTTTTTGCTTTCGTTGTACTTTTGTAGCATTTCGGATTTTTCGCTGTCTGTAAATGTGTTTTCGTCCCATTGTCCATTGTACACAAATTCATCGCGCAAAGGGTTAGTAACACACATACCATAGCAAGAATTTAACATCTCTTTGCTATTTAGATACTCCACTTCATTACCTCGCACGCCTTTTAATTTGGTTTTGTTTTCGTACAAATCCAAGATTGTACGTACAAATTCAGTTGGTAAATAGTCGGCCTTATAGCAATACATTGCACCGATACGGACACCGCCCCACGTGTAAAAGTTGCGTATTATGTTGTAGTCTATGTTAGTTATTGTAGTGGCTATCTTTGCAGCACAAACTAAACGTCCATTGTTTTCAACGTGGTTAACCTTGACAAAGCATTTGCTTACACTTATAGGGTTGTCCTGCAACTCTTTTGCAAAAATGTTTGTAAATTCCACGTCAAAGATACAAAGGTACTTACTTGTGTAGTATTTAAATTCTTTAATATCTCGAGGCTGTACCCTTACACCTTTCGACATCGGGAATTTTTCCGACACCATAACATAAGGGTAACTACTTGTAAAATCGTAACTTGCTACATCTTCACAAATTTCGTCTATATGGTTAGCGTTACCATGAGTATAGCCGCCACTAAACGCCCTTTGTAACATATTAAATTCATCCAATCCGTTGATAGTTAGTGAATGGATTAAATTTATACACTGCCAATTACGCGAGGTTTTGCCGTTTACCTTTTTACTTAACATCGCTTTGCGGCAATGTTTACGGACGTACCCCGTTTTTGTTAGGGGCAATCTTGTTATTAACTTGTTTTGCTCTAATTGCTCTTGTATGTAATTCATCACGATTTTTATATCATTTACGCAATAAAGCAACTCTTTCGGTGTTAACTCTGTTTGTGTATGTCGTATTTTGGTATAGTCCAAATCTCCAACCATTTTTGCACACTTGTACGTTTGTAGTTGCTCGCCTAACTTTGCAAGGTTGTAGCCACTTAGTAAGTAACTACAACGGAACTCAATGCCTATTGTTGTAGTTGCGTATAAGGGTTTGCGTAGGTCAATGCTGAAAACCTTTTCCCATTCAAATAAAGTACGAAGAAATTGAAATTCATAAGATAGATTGTGTATGTACACAATTAGTTTTTTTTTAGTGGATAACTCCAACGTTTTTGCTATCGTGTTACACATAGTTGTAAACTCGTCCCATGTTCTGCCTACTATTACGTACCCATTTATACCAAACTGCCACACGTACATAATAGCACATTTTTCCATTTTTACGCCTAATTTGGTGTACTGCTCGTATGTGTATGTGTTGCCGTCTTCGTATCTATAAAAGCTACTTACTTCAATATCAAAGGCACAAGGGACGTTGTAAAATTTACACCCCTTATTGTTGCCTATTACGTTTTTGTCATTTACGGCCAACTGCAAAATATCTTTTATGTCGGTTGCCTTATATATACCGCTGTGCTGTTCATATTGCACTTTTTTCATAATCCGAAGTTATTAAATTCTTCTAATATGCTATTTATTTCACTTTCTACTTCGTTCGTTAGTTTGTTGGCTTCGCTCTCGATATTGCTATCTATGGCGTTTTGTAGGCTTACCGCTTCACTCTCAATTTGTTCGCTCGCGTCCCTTGCGCTTTGCTCCAAATCTCCAGTAAAATCTTTATACTTCATTAGGTACTTTTCCACAAAATCGCTATCGCTTAAACTTGTTATCTTTTCGTTTAATTTGTCTGCCATTAAATTAAATTCTTTATCTGTAAGGCCGTAGGCGGTTTTTAGATGTTCGTTGTACGCTCTTGTGCCTTGAGCTGTACTCGTAGGCTGACGCAAAAAAGATACTGCCTTTGCGTACTCTATTTTTATCTCGTCCCAACTTTGGTCTCTAACAGAAAATTTGCTAAAGACTTTAATATCTCCTTTGTTTAAGGCAGTTACCGCGGGGCTTAATAAACCTTTGTCTTCAATGTTTTGTATTCTTCGGTTGGCCTGTTGAAATACGCGTCTTACTTCCTTTCTTAATTCGGGGCTACTTTCAACGCTTTGTATAATATCTTGTCGTAACTCGGCGCGTTGCGTTGCCGTAAATACGCTTTGTTTGTATCCTATCTTGTTAGGCATAACTATAAAATTAAAATAGGTAGGTAGTTATATGCTACCTACCTAATTGTGTTACTTGTTAGATGTCTTTAAAAATAATAGTGTGACAGTCGCGGCCGTGGCTCTCGTACTTTCGCACTACAAAACCAACTTTTCCGTTTTTGATGTCATTTACCGCGTCCGTGTTATTTACAACGTCATTAAATACCTTGGTTAGGTATGTAGGAATATCCACGCGCTTTTTAACGTCTGACATCACCACAACTACTTTTACGCCAAACTTACCGCGCGTAAAATAAAAGCCGTCTAACGCGTGTACCTTATTAGGGTCGGCGTTGTATAACTCTTTAAGGCTCGTAAAGTCGTAGCCTTTAAGGTCAAACTTAAAAGGGTTTTCATTTCCCTTATTGTACTTTTCTGCAAAACTTGTCATAACTCAAGATGTTAATTGTTGGTGTTGTGTTCGTTTCCTAAAGACTCCAAAAAGTTTCTAAACTTCGAGATTTTAAGGAGTGTGCGAGTGTTCGCGTTAATCTCTTTGGTTGTCATAAGTTGGCCTAATGATGTAAAAGCTGTAAAAATCGCTTCATCAAAAACGTTTCTTTCTTCGTTCATTTCTTTGTGTATTTTAGTAGTGTGTTGTGGTTAATGTGGGTTGTGTCGGTAGTTACAATTGTTGTACGGCCGTTAATGTCGGTCTGTCGGTACATTGAGCAACTTTGCAAAGCCATGCAAAGGCCGTAAAGCACAGAAACCAATACAAGCACGTAAGAGGTGCAAAAAAGAAATGTACCCACTTTCTTTAAAATCTTATTTTTCATTTCGTTTGTTGGTTTTTTGTTCCACGTTAAACAATTTGTATTTTGTTTCACGTGAAACGTTATATAATAGGGTTCTAAACTCGCTTCATAAAACGCTCCATGTAGAAGTTATTGGCGCTGTTTCGCTCGATATCTTTCATTTGCGAGTTTTCGCGCGCCTTTATTTCTGTACTTATATTGTCTACTAAAGTAGCCAAATTACCTAACGTTGTCGCAGAATCGAAAAGTAATTGAGATTTGTTACGTTCTGCTTCATACTCGAGATTGTTACGAGTTACGCGCAAAATACGTGCAATCTCATCGTACATTTGTGGGGTTGTCGCCATTTTTTCGTTTTGTTTGTTGCCCCACTGGTTGAGTGGGGCGTTACCTTTTTAAAGTTCCCTTTCAGATAGACAAACGCTATATAAAACGCGGTAGGTTGTCGGTTGTGGATTGTTGTCTGTACGCTCACCTACAAGCGTCAAACTATTCTCATAAGTAATTGTGTAGCACTCTTCATTTAATAAGTCCTTCACACCCTTTAAGGCTGCTTTTACGGCCTTCAATGATTTATAAGGTGTATCGTTGTACAAAGTAGTTACTTTTGTTTCGTGGTTGTCATCGCTATTTGAGCGTGTAAAATAAATTTCGTACTTCATTGCTGTAATGTTTATTTTATACTTCTAATTATTGCAAACGCACCTTTTATTGTGGTGTATTTGTTATTCCATATTTCTTCAACGGCCTTAACTCTTTAGTTGTGAGATAAAGACCAACGAAACCGCGCCAATCGTTAAATTCACCTATGTTTTTTATTTTCTGAATGATTTCCATTTGTTTTATTTTGATATTGCAAAGGTAGTTACTTCGTGTACTATATGCAAATTTTTAGTCTTAATAAATCTTAAAATGGTATTTTTTTGTTTTGTGTCTATGCAAAGAGCGTGCCAAATTGTTTTGCGGTGAAGTGTTTTTTTTTATTGGATTTGGAGGTTTGGCGCGGCCTATGCAAAAAGCGTGCCAAACTATGTTGGCGACTGTTAAAAATGTGTTGGGAAATGTTAAAAATGGGGGAGTTGTGCAT